AGTTTACCTTTAAGGATCGATTAATATCGTATTCTGTAGGTAACCCTATGGGAGCATATAGTTCTTGGAACTCTACTACGCTAGCCCATCACCTAGTGGTGTGGAAAGCATGTAAAAACAAGAGAGTAGATTGGAAAACTTTACCCTATGCTCTACTGGGAGATGACTTAGTCATCAACCATAAAGTAGTTGCACTGGAATATTGTAGACTGATCAGACTCCTTGGAGTTCATTGGTCAAAGGAGAAAACACACGTCTCTCAACATTTTTACGAATTCGCAAAACGAATCGTTTGGTGTGGAGTTGACGTGACGCCTTTCCCACTTCCAGCGTTATGGTCAGAACGAAAAGCTGGGCCAATTGGCTTAGCTTCTGTCCATGACAACGCTAGTAGCAAAGGATGGTTTTCAACCGCTGACGGTATAGATTCCGTTTGGATGGGATACTTCTTAGCCTTGGAGAGGAGTCGATCGTATTCACGAAAGACAGCCGCCAAAGTAAAAGAGGCATGGATAGTAATATCCATTCTGAGAGGGGTGATTCCGGGAAAGGATTTAATTCCTTTTATCGCGAAAACATCTCCTATAGTCGCTAACATTATATCGACTCGAGAAAATCAAGATGAAATATGCTTGAATCTCTTGTTGAATACTTGTATGCTTCTATTTTCAGATTCCCTGGAGTCATTCTATTCCGACAAGAATGGTGAACCTCTTGGTCTTTATGCACAAGAGTTAACCATATACTTGACCGGTCTAGAACCTCCTGATCCAAACTGGCCTATTGAAGGGTTACCTGAAGCGCTCCCCCATACACATGTGTGGGGTAGAATCTGTGAAGAGTTCCAAAAGTCTCAAAGGAGAGCATATTTACTCGATACCATCAAAAGGGGTACGTGGGATAAGTCTTTTCGAAATATCCTACTCCCTACTGGTGACTCTAAAATCTATGTGAATAGATCAAGAGATCTTGTATTTACGCACACTCCTAAGATTCTTAAGGAATTATCTAAACAGGTTAGCACGTTAGCT